TTTTAGAACTAGCTGAAATAGGTGTTATAGCAGCAGTTATTCCAGTATCAACCATAGTGTCTGATGTTGATACTGTACCTGTGCCATAATTTACATGAATCACTTGAATCACTGAGCCAGCAGGCATACTAGCGTGTGTCATACCGCTAAACTGATTAGATAAAGCTATCGTGCCTGACCCGTTTGCTGTCTCAAGCGTGTCTACTTTGATTTTGGAAGCCATTATTCAATCTCCTATTCTGGGCTTGCTGCTTCTGCTGCTTCATTACGCTGCGCCGCAGTCTGCACATTAGCTGCCAATACAACTGCATCCTTGTCTGCTGGTATGCTAGTGATGCTAGGGTCTGCTGTCATACGAGCCACTTCCGTAGCGTAGATTTCATCAATAGCAACAGCACATCGGTTGTGTACTGCGTTCTCTGCCCACTCTTGCGGTGATGCGGCAACGTAGGCTAGACCCTTTTCTTGTGCTGCTGTAAGTGTAATTGTAATGTTCATTAGTTTTTCCTTTGTTATCCGATTAAGTGTATTGACAACGCAGAGTGTATATCCGCATGAGCAGTCTTAGTCGCCCCGTTCTGAGCGCAAATTATAGATATATAGTCATTTGCAGCACAGGTCATAATTATAGTAGCGGCTTGGTTGTTCCACTGGCCACTTCCAGAAGCGTTTGAGTCATAGGTTTGAGTAAAGGCAGCACCATTCAGCATTAAATAGAATCCAGAAGCACCAGCTTCTGACATAGTGTGGAATCCGACATGGTAGGTTCCTGCAACTGGGACTGTAAATCTACCATTGCTAGTATTGTGTGTTATGCCACCCTTGTTCGTGTACTTGGTTACTCCCGTTGTGGCAAAATAGGAGTCACCTACATTAAAGACTAATTGACCGCCACTGCGTCTAATGCTAAGTGCTGGCTGGTTAGGTATGGTGGCTATGCCAGCATTATCAATAGTCATAGCAGTATTCCAGCTTATCGCTGCGTCTGCTGAACCACTTGGGGCTACTTGGAATACGTGAAGCCCTCCATACTGACCATATTTAGATGCGGTGTCTGTTGATATGTATTTCTCATTACTCGAATCGTAGTACACATTTTGCGAATGGTTAAAACTTCCTCCTGCTGCCTGTGCAGTATTAGAGTATAACGCACCATTTCCACCAATTTGAACTGCTGAGTAGTTACTCTTCCAACCTGTCTCTGGCGTTACACCGATACCCACGTTTCCTGTAAACACTGGGGTATTTAAATTTATCGTTTCGTTTGATGAGGTTGAGGAATCTAAAGTAACTCCACCGCCTGCGCTGTTTTTAACTGTAATTGGCATAGTCGTTTCCTAAAGAATTATCCAAGTTGAGCCGTTTGTCACGGTTACTGTGTAATTATTATTAACAGTTACAGGCCCGACAGTGCTGCCGTTTTCGTTACCTGCGAATGTAATGTTTTCAGCTATTACCTTGGCGTTGGTGCGTATAATCGAGTCAGTACCTAGACTACTACCTCCACCACCAATTTCACCCCATCCTGCGGCTGTGTAGCCCTCAAAACCAGATGTTGTAGAGTTATAACGTAAACGGCCTAATGTTGTGCCTGATGGACGTTGTGCTGTAGTACCCTGCGATACTTGAAGAGAGCCTGTTGATGTATTTGTCACATCACCAGATAAAGCACCGCCTGCCTTGGGCAGAGCAGCGTTAGCAGTGTTTGTGGCAGTCGTTAAGTCTGTTTGATTGGCTAGCTCTACCCATGCACCAGCGTGAGCATAATAGCCTTTACCTGTTGCATGAACGTGGGCAAACATTCCGTGATATGTGCTAGCAGATGGTAGATCGCTAAGTTGGCTAAACATATTGGCATAATAAATCTTGCCAGTGGTGGTGATGTTATTTGCACCCATGACTAATGCGCCCGTCATCGTGCCGCCAGCTTTAGGTAGATTGGCAGAACTGCGCGTATCAGAAACCTTCATCTGCGTGTCGATAAGGTTCATGTTGACGTTAAGTTTTGCGCCCCAAGTGTTTTCTGACGCGCCAACTTCGGGTTTAGTTAAGCCGTAGTTAGTTGTAGTTGTATCTGCCATTTTACTTTCCTATTCATTAATCTTTTACAAGGTAGTCCACGTTGCGCTATCGGTTGCCTTTGTAGCCCACGTTGCTACATCTATGGGTAATGGGTCGTACTTATATCGACCTGTGGCCGTCATGCCTGACACCGCTTGAATAACTGCCGCGCCAATCATTGTGGCATTAGCATTAGCCGTAACACCTGACTCAACTTCAATTACCGCGCTTGCAGACACTACATAAACAGCCGCAGCCGTTACATTAGAAACAGCCTCAATAGACGCTTGCCCTTCTGCTACCTCTTCTGCACCAGCAGTTACATTGCTCACAGCCTGTATTACTGCGCTGGCATGACCCGTTTTAGTGCCATTAGCCGTAACATTGGATACCGCTTCAATAACAGCCGCGCCTAAATCGCCTTGCTGACCAGTAGCCGTGACATTAGAGGCCGCATTAATAACAGCCGCAGCGTTTACATAATAAGCCTGACCATAAATGTTAATGCCGTAATTAGCGGCTCCGTAACCATTCATTGCTAGGTTAGAGTTATGTCAAATTCACCTGCTTGGAAACGAAACACATCACCACTAGCGATTGGTTTACTAGCCGTTAACGCGGTTTCAGCAAGCATATTGCCGCCTGATGCTGCATCTAATACTGCCGTATGTGTGATGGTTCCCCATGTTCCTGTAGCGGTTGGAAACTCTACTGCGCTTGTATTGTCGATTGCACCACCAGAAGACGCATCAAATGCCATAGCTTTTCGTGTATAGCCATTGCCTGAGACTTCTGTGCCTGTACCGCCAGCACCCGTAGCTGATGTGTACAAACCAATGTAAACAGTAGAAGGTGGCGTATAAGCCGCATTGCGAAACACATGATCTAATACTTCGTTTTCAAGAAAAGTCGTGAATGACATATTAATAACTTCCTATTTTTAATCTAAGGCCAGAGCCACTTGCAGTTGAGCGGCTACTAGCGGTGTTAACACGCGCCACAGCAGCAGAATAAAGAGCAGCCCACGTTGATGCCCTAGCATCTTCTTTGAGATAAGGTGCGCTATGTAGCAAAGCACCATATAAATAAATATCAGGGTAATTAGTTAGCAACCAGTTTTTCGTAGCTGAATCAGACAGTGTGGGAATATTGGCGTAATACATTAAGATTGCGCTATACGCACCATCAGGTGTGGGGAATACTTCAAACTGTGAACTGTTTAAGCTGTAATTAGTGGGCGTACCTGTGGAGTTATTACGCGCTGCTCGACTTGATTGCATGGTAGCCAGAGACATAAAGTTAAGGCTGCTAGTGCCAGAAGTCGTTAGATGAAAGCGTATCGTAGAAAGCCAATCAGAAGGTATACCGGTAAATTGACTATCAATAGTTGTTTCTGCGCGTGTCTCCATGCGCCAGTGCCGTATCTCATTATTAATTGAAGATTCAGCTAACGATATAAAATCAGGAATAGTAGCCGTTAGATCATCACGATTTAAGAAGTTAGCAATGGATGCTTTTAGTTCTGCGTATGTTGAAATAGCCATTAGATTAAATCCAAAATAGACTGCTGGTTATATATGCCTGATCTTGGCGATTGACCTAAATCGTAGAGCGAACTTAAAAGACCCTTAATCATTTGCGGTGTTGCAAACTCAGAATCACCCGTATTTTCATTAGTCCTAAACGGCAAAACGTCTGCACGAACATATCCCGTATCATCTGAAAAGAAATCATCAAATTCTTGTCGGTTGTTAAGATATGCTCTTTCTTCTGCCGTTAAATAAGCATCTGTGTTGCCCTGCATGTATGAGGCTAAGTTAGATGGTTGGCCCGTCATATTAGCCAATAAGCCTGCACTTGTTGTGGCTACTGGGCTGGAGGCTAGTAGGTTAGATGAGGAGGCTTTAGCAGGGTCAAATGCTGCGTCTACTGAGCGATATTGACTTGGGTCAAATGCCACATAAGTATAATCACCCTTCCCATCAGGAAGTTTTAACCCATCGTAACCCTTTCTAATTAATTCATCAGTTCCAAACTTATCGTATTCTTCCCATCCAGCAGGGTTTTTAATTCTGTGGTACATTTCTTTTATTACGCCACTACCTTGTGCGCCTACATCACCAGATTCTATTTCAGCCTTATTAGTTGTTGACCAGAATTGAGTACCTATTGCTCTGTCTGGGTCAAAAGCATCAAAATCATCTGCTGTACCATGATAAACTTTTTTATCAGTATCAAAGCCCTGCTCTTTAGCCCTAGCCATTCTTGCAGGCGTAGACATATCTATAAGGCCACGAATAGATTTAGCGCCACTACTAACAACCCCAGCATTGCTATCATCACTACCCGTCATAGCTAGTAAACCACCTAATCCTGCTAAGGGTAGTAAAGAAACATTTAAAGTATTTGTAACATCAAGTGGGTCAAAAATAGCTGCTACTTTACCAAGCTGTTTATTGTCAACAAAATAACCACTGTAACCTGCATCAAAAATAGCTTTTTCTGATAAAGTTGAGTCACCCTTGCCTTTCTTCCACAATCCTTCTGGGTCTTTTTGAGCGTCATAAACTTGAGCAGCATCAATCTGCGTTTCAACTTTATTCTGCCCTAAACCATATTCTTTCCTGTATGGGTTTTGATCTGCTTCTATTCCGTAGAAGTTTCTATTAACGAAATCTGGGCTTGCTGCTCTGTTACGCTCTTGGATAGTTCGTCCAGATAATCCTTTTCCATACTCATAAGGGTCGACACGCTCAATTGGTCTGGGCGAGTAATGTACAAGACGGAGGTTTCCTGCATCATCAACTGCTCCCTCAAGCCTTGTATTATCACTTGATCTAAGCTGATCGAATCTTTGCTGTCTAGCATATAATTCTGGCGTCCCTTTTTCTGTTATGTAGTTTGGAAGATTGCCAATCTTCTGATCTGCAAATATCGTATCATCAATGGTTGCTGTTCTATTATTAACACCATCAGGGCCAAAGTTTAAAAGGCTATTTTGCCCTCTAGTTTCTGTTGCTAAAGCCCTTCTTGATAATGGTGTCATTGTTCCAGCATGAGACAAGTAAGCGTTATCCTCACCAGCAGCCCTAAACCCTGCACCTGTTTTTGAGTGGCCTTGAAAATCATGTACAGCCCTAAATAAATCATTGTAAGTTGCTGGCTTTCCGCTAATCATATATGGCGAAACTTCTAACATTGGGTTTTGACTAATATCTACTGGTAAACCTTCTGGGCCATACCCTGCGCTTGTTGGAAATACTTTTAAACGCTTGTTTTCGATAAGGTCAATTAAAGATTCATACGGGCTTGCTGGATAAGGATTAAGATCAAATTCTGGTGTAATCCCTTGCCTTAACATTGCCTCATACTGCCCTGCTACCTCTTGCTTCATAGAGTCGTAGCTTTCTTTTACAAATTTATTTGTTGGGTCATGGCGCATTAACTCATATTCCCTAGCGGCCTTGGCTCCAAATTTTGCATCTACAGGGTTTAATTTCTGAATTGGAGTGTAAGGTATGCCTGACTGCTGCGCGTAGTCTATAGCAGCAGCCTTTGCGTCAGGGTTAGGGCCAATGTTAAGCAATCCGCGATCAGGAATATTTACAGGCATTGGGGAGCCACTTAAAATATCAGAGCCATAAGAAATAATATCATCTAAAAGACCAACGCCAACTTTTACTGGTGTGCTTAATAAACCCATTACTTAGCCATTCGCTTTTTAACTGCTGCTGACAGGTCTTTCTTGTGAAACAGGTCTTTACTGGTGCTAGTGTGCCTAGCCCCTGTCATGGGTATTCCATTGGTCTTATGAGTGGCCCCTTTGTATTCAGTGCCATTCTTTAGATAATGCTTAACGCCTTTAGCCATTATTAATAAGCCATTTTCTTTGGCTTTTTAGCAGGTTTCTTAGCTGGCTTTTTCTTGGGCTTACTTGTCATCATGGTGCACCTCCAAAATTGTTAGTGCATTATACCATATTATGCTAGTCCTTTAACATTCCTCTTTAATGCTCCGCGATTCTTTTTCTTAGAACGGCCCAAATCCCCTGCTGCAAACGCTTGTGCCATTTGTCTAAGCGCGTCTGCGGCTTCACTATGACCTTCACTTTTGTCAGGTATGTGTGACCAGCGTTGTTCACTGTTAGACCATTTACGCCTATAGGCTTTTAAGTGTTCTAGCCCTGCTGAACATTTATCTTCATCAATCCAAATGTAGGGCCACATATCACTGGTTTGCTGTATACCCCATAGCGTGTCTTGAATCCGTGGGACGATTCGCCAACTTGAACCAGGCATTAATTGTTTAAGCATATCCTTTGGGCTTTTGTTTTTAAGTTCGCCTTGTCGTTTATGATCGGCATCATGGGGCAAATACATATCACTAAATACTAAGTCCAAACTTTGTAGCCATTTAACCGCATGACTGTATGGCTCATTCCATGCTTCATAAAATTCTATACACCTAAACTCTAATCCAACTTGTTGCACTACCCATATGGCACAACCATCTGACGCTCCAATATCCCAAAACGTTAAACAAGGGTGTGAAGCAACTACTGGCAGTTTACCTATGTGTCCATCAGCATTAGCTTTGTTAATCTCACGCAGCCAGAAAGCCCCTTCTGGGAACTCTAAAAAGTCACCCTCCCAAACATGACCATAAGTATCAGGTCGCTGCTCTAAATCTTCTAAGCGTTGCTCAGTTAGCACTTTCGGCATCCAAGGATTATCTGCCCAATTTATGGCGGTAATCTTGCAGGAATCAGGCGTGGTTAATCTAAATCGTTTGTGTGTGGCTGAATCCTTTGACTGTGGGTTCCATATTACCCAACACTCGCTATTCTCTTCACGG